TCCCGATCCCACCAACCATGAGCAAGGGCGATATTATAGCATTCTGTGCAATAGTCATTTAGGGTCATGCTTTCCTCCCAGAAAGAGCTTTAAGCAATAAGAAGAAGCCAATAAGGATAGTGCTGACTAGCCCAATGCCCCCAACAGCAACTCCAATGAAAGGATCAACAACAGCTGCCACAGGAATACAACTAAACCACACAAGTACAGAGATTACTAAGGCGATCTTCATTTGGCTCTCTCCCATTCCGGCAAACTATCATGAATTAGAAAACGAACTCCAGTCGGATTACCCTCAGAGTCCACAACGGCACACTCATAATACCCCTGAACACTATGCTTCGCTATTGCAGCAAACCTATCGCCGGAGTCTACATTGCCACCTACTGCTCCCTGAGCATCCTCGATGTCAACGATCTTGCCAAACTTGCCGACTTTATTGACAGACTCTCCGGCCTGAGGAGGCAGAACCTTGACTACGCTCTTCTTGGGCTGGGTAGGACTAAGATTATTAAGAATTTTCTGGACTTCGGGCTTAGATGACATTTTCTTAATCCACGCCTTGAGGATCAAGACGTCTTCATCTGAGAATCGGTATCCTTCCGGTGGGCCACTAACAGGAGACTGCTCGTCAAGGAGCGAGTCCTTCATCTTCTGAGCGAACTCCCTGAAGGCCACGACTACTCTGGCGCGACTATCGCCTTCATTCTTGATGCCTTTTTTAAATGGGTCCTCTAGGGCCAACAATTCAGTCAAAAATGCGACCGTAGCCAGCCGGTCCTGAAGCTCTTGATATTTATCGGACATAAAAAAAACCTCCTATTCTAAATATATCAAAAATAGGAGGTCAAGTCAACGGAAAAGTTATGCTTATTTCTTTTTTTGTTTTAAATATTCATTATGCCCTATTTTAATAAAAGTTTGTTCATCTGACCCCGATCTGAATCCCCAGCCCGGAGAGACTTCGCTGAGCAAACACCTACAATTCGGATGAAGGCTGGTCAAACAAGGTTTCCAGTCAGCTGCCTTCTTTCCATAATTCGACCCGTTTGCGATCAACTCGGACATTTTAAATACTTTTGGCGTGCCATTGACATTCAGGTACAATCCATGACACTTTTTACAATTGTGAGATACGACTCCATTTTTAGAAATATAAAATGGCCTATCGTCAGTGCTTAGAGAGATTTCAACAACATCTTGTACCCCTACATTTTCTATTTTAACAACGCTTCTTTTCATAATAAACCTCATAAAAATTATTTCCAATAACATTTATAGAATTGGTTATTAAAATAGACAGCCACTCCTCTAGGCTGCTTAGAGGGGGGGTTTTTACATTGCCTTTTATTCTTAAAACCTTCCACCCAAAACTCTTAACAACCATGTCCCTACCAAAATCTTTCTTTTTATCTTGATGCCAGTAATTTCCGTCGTATTCAATGTCTATTTTTTCTTGAGTTTTTTTATCAAAAAGGGCCACATCTAAAATAAGACTATTGCCACAGGGATAATTAAGCCGAACATCGTATCCTGCGGCTTTTAAAATGTTAAAGATTTCTCTTTGCTGACGAGAGCAAGGGCCGCCACTGCCAAGAGACATAGTCAAATTTGCTTTTTCTTTTATTTTTAAAAAATATAATTTTTTTTCTTGCTCCGACATAGAGTTAAGCCAGTCCTGATATCCGTTGTTGGCTTTTTTCTTTTGAGAAATAACTACGTCTCTATAGTTTATATTCCACAAACATAAAAACTTTTTTAGTCTTTTTGTTTGCGACGCTACTCCTAGATATTTTTTTGACACTGTTTTTAGAGCAATCAAGGACAAAATATCATTTATAATTTCATCTTTATTTGTCCGACATATATTGTCGTACTTTTTATTTAAAGCAGAACTTTTGTTGCTCATATAATTTTTATTGTAATTATTGTTTTTTAAACTTATCATTTTTTTACAATTTATTTTGTTTAGATACAATATCGTAGAAATAAGTTTTTGAGAGTTGCTATTCAGGCTTTGCGCGTTTTTATTCATTATAATATTGTAAATATCCAATTGTGTTAGGCCGTTTTTCCACAGCTCCACGATTCGTCTTTCATTTAATTTTAAAAATTCCCAAATATCACCAAATTCAGAGGCAAAAAGATTGTATGAAAGTTTTTTTAAATTATGTATACTTTTAATGTTTACAACATCGTAGTCCAGACCCCGCAAATCCTCAAGCCGTCCAGCTTCCCAAAATAAAAATCTGCCTCGACTTTTTATAAGCACCGGATGGTCCTGAGTACAAACAATCGAAGATGAGTCTGATAGGTAAATCTTAATACATTCAGCCTTTCTTTTTTCACAAAAAGAAATTTTCGGATTAAATTTAACATCTCCTTGTTTGAGCCCATTAATGTTTATGTATCCAGTAACGCGATTCCCCACCTCTAAATCGCCTACGCGCTGCAAGTTTGCTGTAGATTTAGTATAAATCTCCTCGTTTACTTCTAAACATAATTTGGAATCATGGACAACAAGAAAATAACAGTACGTCTCTTCTGGGCCACGGTCCTTGTTCTTTTCTATCATCCTATCTGCCGCAGAACTATTGATCGCTTTTGTATATTCAGTGGTAGCGATTGTAGTCCAGCGGCTACTAAAATCCCCAGCATTCTTTCTCAAATCTTTTACCAGCTTGGCTAGAGACTTATCCTGTATGTATGCTTCCTGAAGGATATTCTTTACTGGCTCACCAAGATACTCATTGGCGTTGTCAAAATTTATATTCAGGAGGGTAGACTTTATCTTGGTCTGAACATGCTCCTGCAGGCCAACTAACTGAGTCCTAGCAGATTCCTTAATTAAATCAAGCTTCTTCCGCTGTTCATCCGACAAAGTGGACAATATTCCACGAAAACGGCTACGAAATTCCTCAGGTGACATCTTTTCTAATTCTTTATCAGGAGCTATCTCTCGTATACGTCCCATCAGCCAAGCGTCCTCAATAGCCGATCCGGTCAGTTCCTTCTGGTCAAGAATTCCCTCGCGGACAAGACGAGACAGCTCTTCTGCTGACACCGAATCACTACCAGCATACTTTACGGTGATGGCAGAGTGATACTTTGCAATAATGTCAGCAATGGCTTTAAGTGCGTCTTTCGATATCACCTGCAAGCCCCCTCTCTGGTGCAGAAGGTAGGATCAGGAGAGCTACACCCACGAACAATTGTGCCTATAGGACAGACTAGAGATGCGATTAGGGGGAGGAAAAGGATTATAAGCAGTATCCAGAGCTTTTTTGACATAGTCGCTCCATTTTAGATTTTAAATACGTCTTTGGCCAGCACGGCACCTAATTCTGCGAACATTTTTTCGTAGAGCGACTTTACGTCGTCATTGAGTTGGGAAAGAGAGTCCTCAGCAAGTTGGTCAGCGTAAGCTTCCTTGCCATCAATTGCATTGTCGAGAGAGAGGGCCTTGGCAAGCAGTTCTTTGGCCTCTTCAATAGATTCGTCTGGGTCTAAAATAATTTTTACTTTTGGCATATTATTTTTTTAGAGTATACCACTCGATCTTAATTGACTTCTCTTCAGGCTCTTCATCTCCCGATTTACCATCTGAGTTGGCAGGACCGTCACTCTCGTCAGAAGGCTCGTCTTTATTTTCTTCGTCTCCGCCGTCTTTTTGCTGTTGTTTAAGCTGTTCAGCCTGCAGCTGCATTTGATGTTGCTGCATATTCATTTGCATAACCTGCAAGATGAAGGGATTTGCGGGCATCATACAAGAAGGATCATTTATCTCTTCAAGGTCGTTGGCTGCACGAATTTCATTTATGGATTGCCAATTCATTTTCTTCAGGCTCTTTTCAATATCAAGAACCTCGTCATCCTGATCTACGTCAACGAATTCAATTCGGAACAATTCATATGCCTCTAGACTAATTTCTTTGATTACAATTTCATTACAAAAATCCTCTATGAAACGGAGTATGGGACGAAGTCCGTTGTCTTTAGATACTTGAGTTTGCTTCTCTATCTTGTTGCCACTATCTCCCAGCCCTCCGCCGCGCTCAGAGAACCAGCCTATCTCATTAGGATCAATAAGGTAAATGGCGCACAAACACTTCACCAAATAAGACATCCAGTTGGCCCATTCCATGTCCTTGTTCGTTTCTTGAAGCGGAATGAAATTGATTCCAGAAACTTCTCCACCCGTACTGATGATAGGAGTGCGCCACGCATTCTTTGTGCTCGCTACTTGATAATAGAACTGGCGTCTAAAAGCTTCCAATTGATGAACTGGAATGTCTCCCTGCAGATGTAGGATTCCCTTAGTCCCGCCGCCCTGCGTGAAGTAGTTCCTGTTCGTCGCCTCGGCAAACAAATGACTTGATACTATGTTGACAGCCTTTTCCAGAGGCGGCACCGAATACGGAGTCATCAGGTTGTTGCTGGGGGTAAATGACGTGTAAAAAAGGTCTTGTTCCGTAAAAAGAGCGGCTACACGACCCTGATGGACTTGCTTATATTTTACGAGAGAAGGATCGACGTCGGAATACCTCTCTCTAAGCTCCGCAATCCTCTCCTGCTCTTCTTTTGTGTCTGTCATCTCCTGCAGGTCGTCAAACAGCCGATCCGTGTCTTCTTGAAAACAATATCGTATTGAATCAGCGGCGACAGGAAGAAATGCGAATAGCCCACCCTCATTATCATGAATTTTTTCAACAGCAACGCAATCGAATACTAAAAGATCGTGAACCATAAGTCTGAGGAATCTGTCGAAACTATTCCTCATGTCACTCGGCCTATCTTCAGTCACTCGGCCAGTGTTCAGCAAGAATGAGATGAGATATTCTTTTATCTGCTCGACCTTCTCATTTCCTTCCATTTCTTTAGCCTTAAGCGTTATCTTGAAGCCGGTAGAATATCTGTTGGATGTCGGTCTAGCGAATAAGGCAATTTGGTTTGATCTTCTAGCAATGATAGCAGCCACTATGACGTCACGCTCGGACATCTTCCGCAGCTGTTCAAATGTGATCTGAGACTGGCGTTCTAAAAAAGAACCGCCGACTAAATCTTGCTGAGGATCATGATCTAGGGCGAGTCTTATGAACTCGCTAGGCGCAGCGCCATAGCTTTTTTGAAGAGCATTGTCAATTCCGGCAGAAACAAGCTGGACACTACCACCGATAATGCTTCCTAAAGAGCCAAAAAATGATTTCTTAGTTTCTGGATTTTCGGGCATTGGTTATTCCTTCCTTTTCAAAACAATATATCCTAGCTTTTTTAAAAGCTCAACTGCCCGGTCTTCTGCTCTTTGTCCATACGGATGACCGTGAACCCAGAGTTCCAAATTTTCAAGGCGATTGTCGTCTCGTATGCCATTTTTGTGATGAACAGATTCTCCTTTTACAAGAAGACGGCCTAAAAACTCAGACATAATAAAAACGTGTTTCTGAACATATTCGCGCTTGTCGGCGTCTGACCTGTTCGGATTGCGAATACGAACATATCCAGTATCCTTCGCTTTATATTCTCCCCCAAGCCAAGCTGGGTGGGTCGGGCCTCTGGCAAGTCTCTTTTTGATGATATCTTTATTATAACATCCACAACTTTTAGTATGCCCGCTTCGCAGGTCACTCGAAACAACGACTGTCTTTTTTCCACAGTCGCAAACACAATTCCACTTAGCCGCGCCTTTAGTGTCCCCCTGTGGGACCCTTGATGTGGCCATTAGTCTCCCAAATCTTTTTCCCATCAAGTCTATAAATTTTCCCACATTTCACCTTTAGTTTTATGCTGAAGTAAAGATTTTTGCGTTTGCTGCAGCAGCGCCGGTATTAACAAGGACAAGAGAAGTAAGCGTGCCTACCCGCTGAAGAAGAACTCCATCCTGTGTGCCAGCAGCTGAAGGCTTTACGGTAAAGTTTACATCCGTAGAGCCATTGATCTTAACCTGAAGGTCTTGATCGGTCAAAATAAACAACCACTTTTGGCTTGCTGCAGCCAGAGAAATTGTAGTGCTGCCAACCGGAAGAGATTTTGATGTAGCGTCAGGGGTCAGGATCGTTTCAGCAAACTCCTGATACCACGAAAAATTAATTTCCTGAGGATCATTGCTAGTGGCTGAATCGTCGTAAGCTAAGATTTTTACGATATATTTTCCAAAAGCCATAAAAGACCTCCCGTAAAGAGATGCCTAATAATTATATCAAATATCGCCTAAAAAATCAACTAAAAAGACCAACTGAACCCGGCTCCGCCTCCACTATTCGTGCCCTTATCCTCTTCCTCAATCATCTTTTTGAGGTCTTCTTCTGACAGCTCGCCTATGGTATGTCCAATCTTTTCAGCTACTTCGCTAATCGTCGGCGTGCCGACAGGGGCCTGATGAACCTGAACCTTGCCGTGCAGCTCGTCGAGCACCGCAGACGACAGGGAGTATCCACTCCGATAGAACATTGTAGCCAAAACGTACCGGCAGGCACCTATGGAATGGTCATTATCGTCCTCAGGAACGTCAAGGACTACCCCGTCGCTCTTCCTGATCTTATAATGATGAACCCTCATCTCGGTCTTTAGGATATTAATCGAGTGGTGGACATATAGCCTCGTCTGGGTCGTGCCGGGGGTCCTCAAGAAATTCCTTATAACGCCCGTCCCGATCTCAATGTCATTGATTACACTTCCAGACACCGACCAGTTTAACATCTTGGAATCTATAAGCTTTCTGAACTCCTTAGCTCCGCTGGGAGATTCTGGGTCAGGGAAGACCATGATCGGGCCTACGGATGGCCAACGGTTCGCGCACATAAGAGCGCATTCGGCCTCAGAGTGGCCTGTGGTCTCTATGTGGTCAATCACATACGCCCTGTCGCTACCATCTATGGCAAAAAGGAGAGCCGCAAAAGGCGCAGTAAACCCGAAATCGACGCCCAGAGCAAACCGACACCCAGCCTTAGAAAAGGCGGCTATAAGCTCTTCCTTGCTGATATCG